TCACTCACTGCTTACCTCCTGCAACGCTACCCGGTACGCCTTCTTTATCCACGCTGTACTGCCATATAACTTCGTCTTCATAAAAAACACACCTGCACGGCTCGCCGATATCCCCGGACAGGCTAACAGTACTGCATCCACCACACGGTTATGCTTCCGGAACTCCATTACAGTACTGCTGATAACCACCTGTCCCACCGGGCCGTAATCCTGATACAGGATTTTCACGCAGACACCCTCCTGTCGAAATAAACGTAGTTATTCACTGTGCGCAGCGGCATTCCAAATTTTCTGGCGATTTCTCTCCTGGACACGCCACGCTGATGCAGTTGTCGCGTCAGCTCAATATCACTCTGCGGATATTTTGCTGACTGGTGAAAATCACCACGCAGAATCAGACTTATTCCCATCTCCCGGGCTTTCGTCCTGACCGCCGCCTCACTACGGCCAATCAGACTGCCGATGCTTTTTACCTTCATTGTTCCCGCGCACTGCCGAAGAATAAGGATTTCAGCCCGCACCCAGCCACGCCATCTCACTTCACATCCTCTCTGGAACAATTCATCTGCCGTATAATATCCCGGTACTTGTTCAGCTCCCGCAGCGCGGCGCAGACACGCTCCCACTTCTGGACATGATTTTTCGCCCGACGCAGTTCGCGGTTTGCTATATGCAGCGATGGTAAAATCAGGTCATCCCCTTGCGTTTCGGTGAGCGATGGTAACGACTGCACCATGTCCGCCACAGTTTCTGTTTTAATATCTTCCTGTGTTGCAGCTTCCTGTACCGGTAACGCAACACCGGCTGGCTGAGGAAAGGCTTTACCATCGGTTTCCGCTACCGATGCGGCTTTCAGCTCTGCTGGTAAATTATCTCCCGGCATGCAGTAGCGAAATTTACCGTTCTGATTTACGCGTGCCAGGCGTCCCGTTGCGGTTACCACCGCCAGCGTGGAAGCAACCTTGCGAGTGCTGACACCGAACTTACCCGCCAGTTCCTCACACGTTTTAGCTCCCTCCTGACCAATAAACTCAATCATCATGTCAGCGGTAACTTTTCGTTCGACCGCCCCGGTCAGCACATCCGGTACTTCAGATTGTGCTGGCTGCTCTTCGGTTACCCCGGATTCACCTTCACCAGCCAGAAACCAGGTGTGACCCGTTTTATCAACGACGCCATTTCTTTTCAGTTCCCACAGCTCGTTCAGCACTTCTTCACGACTGATATCAAGTCGCGCAGCCAGTTCTGCCGACGTGGCTTTCCCCATTGCTTTCAGTGCGTCAAAAACAGTCTCCATTAAAATTTCCTCCCGGTAAAAATCACTTCTCAACTCAAACAAAACCAGCCGCTTTCCGGCGTTCATATTCCTGTTTCAGCAACTCAATTGGCGTTGGTCCCGACGGGCGTTTTGGTGCTGCCAGCTGTCGCCGGACTGGCGGAATGCTCAGGCCGTTACCAACATGCTTTGCCCATTTCGTCAGTTGCCGTTCTGCAAGCCGTTTTAACTCCCCTTCGGTCATCTGGCGCTCAATCCCCTTTGAACGCATCTCGAGGCAAATGTGATACAGCACAGGCTGAGACCACGGGTACTTATCACTTCCGTCGTATCGCCAGGACTCGTTGCGCCAGCGGCGGTACTCCTCCATCACAACATCCACCGTCAGACCAAATGGATTTGCCCCGCTCTCCGAAATCAGCGCCACAAACTCAGCCAGGTCCGGAGGCCATGTTTCACCCGCCCGGCAGCGGTCCATGCACTGGCGGCAGACCTGCCGGATTTGCTGCTCAGTCATCGCGCCAATCTGTGCAATCCAGAGCTTCGAAGGTGCGGCCCCGTTCTTCCGGGTCCAGCGGTTCGAATAAACCTCCCCCATGAGTTCCCACAGCTTCCAGGCCGTTTCCGTCGCTGATAAATCCGTTTTCATGTTCCCACTGCTCACGTGCTGCCCGAATTTCCTGAACTGCCCGTGATGCGGTGCCACCTGGTGCTGCTGCATGGTTTGCCCCCTTGCTGACTGGTTTAACCTGCGCCCTGACGTGATTTACGTGACGGGCGAATTTCTGCTCCCACTGAATCTGCGTGAACACTTTCCCCTCCGCTGCCCAGTAGTCCCGGAAGGCTGCAAATTCAGCTGGTGTAAATTCCGGCTCAGGCAGAGCCACTCCCCACAGAGCAGCCCGTCGTCGGAAATCCGGCGACGGATGCCAGCCATCGGTCATCGGAAATTTCCCGATGGGTTCGCTCATGCCGTCCAGATATTCGGGCTCCGTTGTCTGCGATGGCGTACCGTTCGACTCACTGGTCGGAGCTCTCTCGCGCACGCGCGCGTTATGTGTGGGGTTTAATTCTTTATCTGTATCTTTATCTGTCGTGACTCGTCGTGACATGTCGTGACATATGCGTGACTCGTCGTGACACCCCTCATTCTGTTTTCGTAATTTTTCCCTCTCGCGCTGCGCTCTCTTGCGCTCTGCCGGGGATTTCGCGGTTTGTGAAACGTTGCCATTGTCCTCTTTCAGTACCTGGCGTTTTTCCCATCCAGTGATTAAATCACCATCAAGTACCCGCCCCTGCATCGTCTGCAAAATTGAATCAATTACCTCTTCTGTCACGTCGAGCGCACTTGCCAAATCTTCTGTCGTGACATCAATGTGACCTCGCGTGACATTTCGTGACGCGCTCACCAGGAGGTGGATATACACTGCCATCACTGTTGCAATTGGCTGCCCTGACACCCTGGCAATTGTTCGCCACTTAGGGTCATTTGGCATGTCATGCCATAATCTGAGCCAAGCGTTAGCCATACTCACCTCTTCTGATACCGAATCTTTTTACTCACGAGTTGCCGGAAGTGATTCGATATGGCTATTGTCAGTCAATGTACTGCCACAGCATTTCCTGCCGGGCCACCACGGTTCATCTGATTGAAACCGGCGATTGCCACTGCGACAAAATCATCAGCGTCTCTCACCAGTCGCTCCCGCGTCTCCACCAGCTCCCGAAAATAAGCTGAACTGTGGCTGCGCATTCTGGCCACCAGCAAAGGTGGCATTGCCTTTTCGATCGCTGGTAACAACGTCTGAATTTTTTCAACTGCATCAGGGGTGTCTTTCTCTACCCAGCGGAAAATTTTCTGGGTATTGCGAGCCAGGGCTTCCGGATGGCTGTCGTCGTACAGTTCCGGGAACGTCATTCCCAGTTCGAAATAAGCCTGGGTTATTCCAGCTGCTGGAACTTTTTCACCGTCCGGATACGCCCAGGCATTCATCGCCATGCGGATGTGTTCATGCTTGATTTTCATGAATCAAGCTCCTAGAAAGTGGTTGTGTTAACGTTTTGGTATCTTCCAGCTCGGGCCAAATATTCATCCAATCAAAAGGCCTTAGTTGCTGACGTGTAACTTCACCATTACTGGCTCGCTCAATAAGGACACATAACGATGCCCCTAACACTTGACCTTTACTCAATGCCTTTCTTAGATAACCGATGCTGGTACCACACTCGCATGCAAACATACGCTGTTCATCTGACGAAAGAGAATTGAGAAATATTCTTAATTCTTCCATAGCTACTCCTTAGTAAACACAGCAAAGAATACCCACAGGTAAACAAAAGTCAATACCCACAGGTTGTTTACCTTGCGGTAATCGCATCTATTATTTACCTATGGACAAATATGAATTTAGACGACAGCAACTCATCAAAATTCGTGATGAGAAATGCGATGGTAAAGCGGTTAACGTGGCCAGAAAGATCGGGCGCGAGCCTTCTTATGTATCAAGAATGTTGTACCCAGAGGGGAAAAAGGGAAAAAAACGGATCGCTGATGATATGGTGGAGATTATCGAAGAGTCCTTTGGGTTACCCCGGGGATGGATGGATGGTATCGTTTCATCATCAACGAACACAGCCTCCAGTTATGAAACAAGGGTTCTAACGCCACGACAACGTATTTTTTTAGATCTCTTAGACGAACTGCCAGAAAGTGAAGCGGATAAATTATTAAAAACTCTTGAAGAGAAAAAACAGTATTACAATATGATCTACGAAGAAATCCGTAAAAAGAAAGCACAAAACGCATCATAGCTCACCAAACAACTAGTCACCAGTTAAGACACCGCAAAAATTTACCCATGGGTATTTACTTTTTAAATACCTATGGGTATCCTTCTTTTCATACCAACCCACCCCGCCCCACAGAATGCAGGGCAATACTTCGAGTTACCAGGCAGTGGTCAGGGGTTAAGTAGCCAGCCCGAGGCGTAAGAACATGACGGCAGGGTTCAACTTTAATAACTATGCAGCAGGTTTTTGTTCCGCTACCCCGGCGTTAAGGGGAAATGAGGTCAGCATGGATACTATCGATCTTGGCAACAGCGAATCTCTGGTATGTGGCGTGTTCCCCAACCAGGACGGTACGTTCACCGCGATGACGTATACCAAAAGCAAAACGTTTAAAACCGAAAATGGTGCCCGTCGCTGGCTGGAAAGAAACTCAGGTGAGTGATATGGATTTCGACACAATCATGGAAAAGGCTTACGAAGAATACTTCGAAGGCCTTGCCGAAGGCGAAGAAGCTCTCAGCTTCAGTGAGTTTAAACAGGCGCTTTCCAGCTCGGCAAAATCTAACGGCTGATAAGCGAAGCAGCACCGCGAGGAATCAGTATGCAGAAACGAGACCCCGTCATCATCGCGCCAGACTATACCGATGATGAACTTTATGAGTGGATGCGCCAGAAAATTAATGCAGCGCAGGATCTGAAATGGGCCAATGAAGCCAGGGCTAAGCAGGCTGAAAATCTGTCCGCTCTGGAGCAGGATATCACCAAGCTGGAAAAAGCAGCGGCATTAAGCATTGCCAGAATGATTACATACCCGCGTTAATAGCTAACCAACGAAGCTAAGGTTGGTAATTAAGGAGTTCTCCACGGGTCAGGTGGAGTGCGTGCGCCGGACACGGGTGAGCATCCGGTACGTTCTTTAAAAATCTGGATAGTCCCAACTTATTTAAACGGTTAATTATCTTGAGTTCATCCAGAACTTATTATTGCAAGCGGGGCAAAAAGTACGAAAATGAGCATCAAAGCGCATTATTTCCATTGGCTGAAGTACAGATATTACCTTTTTTCCAAAACATTGTGGGCAAAGATGCACAGTTATCTCAGTATCGCCTATAAATTGCTTCTTGGAATATACAAGGGTTCCAGAATCAAGCTTGTTAAGCTTGTAACCTTCCGCCTGTCGCTGAAAATCTTCTGTCTCTGCAATTTTTGCTTTGAGATGCATTATCTCTTCATCACGAAAGCGGATCGCATCGCAAAGAGAGAAGCATTCCGCCTGAAGCGTGATTAGTTTGTTCTGAAGTTCAATAGTTGCGGCTTTAACTTCTGCATCCGTTTTTGCGTCATTAATAACCTTAGCGAGACCAGCTGTCTCCTTTATCGCAGCCATAGCCGCTGACAGTTCTGCTATCACGTTGAGTACTCTTCTCGTTGTTGGGGATATCCGGATTATACAAATTTCTTGTTGTTGGGGAATAACAGGAACCACCTCGCCTGACGTGGTTAAAAGCAGGCACACAACGCGAAAGCGTACGGCGAGGTAGCTGGTTTATAGATAGCCTGTCGTTAAATTTTCGTCGACCGTGCGCTTCCGGTTGTGGCACTCCGCGAAATGGCGCGGCGGTAAGTATGGCGGGGTTATTCCTTCCCCGTTGAGGACACCGGGTTGTCAGGTTGACCATACGCTTAAGTGACAACCCCGCTGCAACGCCCTCTGTTATCAATTTTCTGGTGACGTTTGGCGGTATCAGTTTTACTCCGTGACTGCTCTGCCGCCCTTTTTAAAGTGAATTTTGTGATGCGGTGAATGCGGCTAAGCGCACGCGGAACAGTTAAAACCAAAAACAGTGTTATGGGTGGATTCTCTGTATCCGGCGTTAATTGTTAACTGGTTAACGTCACCTGGAGGCACCAGGCACCGCATCACAAAACTCATTGTTGAGGGCGCGATAATGAAAACGTTATTACCAAACGTTAATACGTCTGAAGGTTGTTTTGAAATTGGTGTCACTATCAGTAATCCTGTATTTACTGAAGATGCCATTAACAAAAGAAAACACGAACGGGAGTTATTAAATAAAGTATGCATTGTTTCAATGCTGGCCCGTTTACGTCTGATGCCAAAAGGATGTGCACAATGAATCCAGTATTTGCACTTATTCTGACGGTTTTTCTTGTTTCCGGAGAGCCAGTTGATATTGCAGTCAGTGTTCACAGAACAATGCAGGAATGTATGGCAGCAGCAACCGAACAGAAAATTCCAGGCAACTGTTATCCGGTCGATAAAGTTATTCACCAGGATAATAACGAAATCCCGGCAGGATTTTAAAACAGCACCGTAATAAATATCCAGTTTCATTCTTATATGTCAGCAATGGCAGAGATTTGTTCACACTTAAATCTGTGATGAGGTTTACCAATAATGAGCACTGATAAAGAAGAATTTGCACTATATTGCGAAGCAAAAAATGACAAAGTAAGAAAACGCCTGGGAATTAAAGGTGGTTTTTACTGGACTACAGCAAAAAAATTATCTGTTGCAATCTCCCGCTGCATTACCGCAATGGATGACAACGATTATGATGAAGACGACTTTAAAAAACCCGTCCGCGTCAATTTGCCCGTTGTTGACGACCTTCCGCCAGAAGGCGTGTTTGATACTGAATTCTGCAACCGCTATGAAAAAGGCGGGAAAGATGGCATCACAATGACATTTATCGGCCCTTCCCCCTCTGTTCAGGACAAACCAGCCAGCACTGACAATACCAACATCAACGGCGAAGACATGACTGAGATTGAGGAGAGCATGCTTCTGCCTGTCTCCGGTCAGGAACTGCCCATTCGTTGGCTCGCTCAACACGGCAGCGAAAAACCAGTAACGCACGTTTCACGCGACGAACTCCAGGCATTACACATTGCACGGGCTGAAGAACTACCGGCTGTTACTGCCCTGGCTATTTCGCATAAAACCAGTCTGCTCGACTCGCTGGAGATTCGCGACCTCCACAAACTGGTTCGTGACACTGACAAAGTTTTCCCTAATCCTGGTAATTCAGACCTGGGACTAATAACTGCTTTTTTCGAAGCATACCTGGACGCTGACTACACTGATCGGGGTCTGCTGACAAAAGAGTGGATGAAAGGAAATCGTGTTTCACGCATCACCCGCACGGCTTCCGGTGCTAATGCTGGCGGTGGGAACAAAACCGATCGCAATCCGAATTTAGTACACACCCTCGACACACTGGATGTGGAGATTGCAGCAGCCACACTTCCGATGGATTTTAATATTTATGAAATTCCGGGCAGCGTTTATCGTCGCGCAAAAGAAGTAGTCCTGAACAAAGAAAGTCCGTTCAAAGAATGGTCCGCAGCACTTCGTGCAACCCCGGGTATTCTGGACTATTCCCGCGCCGCTATTTTTGCACTTATCCGAAGCCCACACCCTGAATTTTATCACTACCCGGGACGCCTTCAGGGGTATATCAACGCCTATTTGACGGAAACTGATCACGAGAACCCCAGCAAGGAAACTCTCACAGCTGCCCGGCATACGCCGGAAAAAGATATCCTGGAAAAAATTAACCGCGAGGTGGTTACTGAGCGTGAAACAGAAGAAGAAAAACCACAACCATCTGACGCAATGGCAGGTGAACAGGCAACAACTGAAACAATGGAACCGGATACAACTGAACATGGCCAGAACGCGCAGTCGCTGGATGCTCAGTCGCAGGTGAGTTCCGCTAACCAAGTAAAAGTCACCGCTGACGAAGTAAACAAAATTATGCAGGCAGCCAATATCAGCCAGCCTGACGCCGATAAGTTACTTGCTGTATCGCGTGGTGAATTTGTTGAGGGGATTAGCGACCCTAATGATCCGAAATGGGTCAAGGGGATCCAGACTCGCGATTCTGTGAACCAGAACCAGCATGAATCGGAACGGAACGACCAAAAAGCGGAACAAAACAGCCCAAATGCGTTACAAAACGAGCCAGAAACGAAACAATCCGAACCAGTAGCGCAACAGGAACCGGAAAAAGTCTGCACCGCCTGCGGTCAGAGCGGTGGCGGCAACTGCCCTGATTGTGGCGCGGTGATGGGCGACGCAACATACCAGGAAACATTCGATGAAGAGAATCAGGTTGAAGTTCAGGAAAATGATCCGGAGGAAATGGAAGGCGCTGAACATCCACACAAGGAGAACCCTGGCGGCAATCAGCATCACGCCAGCGATAATAAAACTGGCGAGGCGACAGATCCCTTAATTAAGGTGAATGGTCATCATAAGCTCACATCCACCAGCAGAGCGGGGATTCATCTGATGATCGACCTTGAAACCATGGGAAAAAATCCCGATGCCCCGATTATCTCAATAGGCGCAATATTTTTCGATCCACAAACCGGAGATATGGGACCGGAATTTAGCAAGACCATCGATCTGGATACTGCTGGCGGAGTCATTGATCGTGACGTCATTAAATGGTGGCTGAAGCAATCACGTGAAGCGCAGTCTGCCATTATGACCGATGAAATCCCGTTAGATGATGCACTACTGCAATTGCGGGAATTTATCGACGAAAACTCCGGTGAATTTTTTGTTCAGGTCTGGGGTAATGGGGCCAACTTCGACAACGTGATTTTACGCCGTTCATACGAACGACAGGGTATCCCCTGCCCATGGCGCTACTGCAACGATCGCGATGTACGCACAATCGTTGAGCTGGGGAAAGCCATAGACTTCGATGCCAGAACTGCTATCCCATTCGAAGGTGAGCGCCATAATGCACTTGATGACGCTCGTTACCAGGCAAAATACGTTTCAGCTATCTGGCAAAAACTGATCCCGAGTCAGGCTGATTTTTAATGTTCAACCCTAATTGCCGCTAACCGTATATAGTTAGCGGCGGTTATGAGATATAGCTATGAGCAGCTTATTTTTAACCGAAGATGAATTGCTAATATTAACGGGCTGCAAATATGCAAGCCACCAGCGAAAATGGTTAATGGAAAACGGGCTTCCGTTCTATACCAATCGTAGTGGCAAACCGATTGTCAGCCGGGATCTATTTACCTGCAATAAAACTTTACCACCACGCGAGGTAGAGCCGAATTTTGGTGCGATCTGATGGGAAGACGAAGGAAAAATCCTGAACACGAAAAATTACCTCCAAATGTATACCCAAATAAATATAGTTATGTATGGAAACCAACATCCAGAGAATCTGTCACACTAACCGCCATCAAGGATGGTTTAGCTGCTTTATGGAAAAAGTATGAGGAAACTGTAAATAATCGCGATCGTGCAATGACATTCGGTCGCTTGTGGGAAAAATTCCTCGCCAGCGCCTATTACAGTGACCTTAGTCCAAGAACACAAAAAGATTATCTGCAACATCAAAAAAAGTTGCTTGCCGTATTCGGTAAGGTACCAGCGGATTCCATAAAACCAGAACACATCCGTCGATACATGGACAAAAGAGGGGAGCAGAGTAAAACGCAAGCCAACCATGAAAAAAGCAGTATGTCCCGCGTTTACAGTTGGGGGTATGAGCGAGGATACGTGAAGGCTAACCCATGTGCAGGTGTAAGTAAATTCAAGGCCAAAAACCGCGAACGATATGTAACCGACAAAGAATACCAGGCAGTATTAAGCGTTGCACCTCTTCCTGTTTTTATCGCAATGGAAATTGCCTATCTGTGTGCAGCGAGGGTTTCCGATGTGTTATCGCTGAAATGGGAGCAGATTGGAAACGACGGGATCTTTATCCAGCAAGGGAAAACAGGGAAAAAACAGATAAAAGCATGGAGTCCACGATTACAGGCGACGATCGAAAAAGCAAAACAGTTACCAGCATCCGTCTATGTAATCAGCAATCAATATGGCAACCGATATATGTACAAAGGCTTTAACGAAATGTGGGTAGAAGCAAGAAATCGCGCAGGCAAAATTTCAGGTATTTTAACCGACTTCACCTTTCATGATCTGAAGGCGAAAGGAATTTCAGACTATGAAGGAAGCAGCCGGGATAAGCAACTTTTCTCCGGTCACAAAACCGAAGGGCAAGTGCTAATCTATGACAGGAAGGTTAAAGTTTCACCAACACTTGATGTCCCGTTACCTGAAAATATTCCAAGAAAATATTCCAAGTAATTCCAAGTGTGATTTTTGTCACTGACTTAATGATGTGTAAGTGATTGAATTTTGGCGGAGAGAGGGGGATTTGAACCCCCGGTGGAGTTGCCCCCACTCCGGTTTTCGAGACCGGTCCGTTCAGCCGCTCCGGCATCTCTCCGTTCAGATGGTTGCCATGATGCCAGGAAATTTGGCATTTTAACAGTCCCTGTCCGTGCAATTTTGTTCAAGTGACGAGTTTGCGAGCAAAACGATGATTAAGTGGCCCTGGAAAGTACAAGAATCAGCACATCAAACTGCCCTTCCCTGGCAGGAAGCACTATCGATCCCCCTTTTAACGGGTCTGACGGAACAGGAACAAAGCAAATTAGTCACTCTTGCCGAACGTTTTTTACAGCAAAAGCGGCTTGTTCCTTTACAGGGCTTTGAACTGGATTCATTAAGAAGCTGCCGGATAGCACTTCTATTTTGCCTACCCGTTCTGGAGTTAGGACTGGAATGGCTGGATGGTTTTCATGAAGTCTTAATTTATCCTGCGCCATTTGTGGTCGATGATGAATGGGAAGACGATATCGGTCTGGTGCATAACCAACGTATTGTTCAGTCAGGTCAGAGCTGGCAGCAAGGGCCTATCGTTTTGAACTGGTTGGATATACAAGATTCTTTTGATGCATCTGGTTTTAACCTGATTATTCATGAAGTCGCTCATAAGCTGGACACCCGTAACGGCGATCGCGCCAGCGGAGTTCCCTTTATTTCGTTGCGTGAGGTTGCTGGCTGGGAACACGATCTTCATGCTGCAATGAACAACATTCAGGAAGAAATCGAATTAGTTGGTGAGAATGCGGCGAGCATTGATGCTTATGCTGCCAGTGATCCTGCTGAATGTTTTGCCGTACTTTCTGAATATTTCTTTAGCGCCCCAGAACTTTTTGCTCCTCGTTTCCCTTCATTGTGGCAACGTTTCTGTCAATTTTATCAACAAGATCCTTTGCAGAGACTGCATCACGCTAATGATACAGACTCGTTTTCGGCGACGAATGTTCATTAA